AAATATTATGCCAGGAAAAAGTTACATGGAAGATGAAAAGAAAAAAAAATACAAAGAATTTCAAAAGAAAAATTTAGAATACTTTAACAAATATAGAAAAAGCATCACAGGAGCAGCAGCTGGAGAAAAGGAAATGAAATTTCTTAGCGAAATGGCTCCCTCAGTAGATGAAGAAATGTTTAAAAAGATTAAAGCACTAATAAAGTAAATCTCAATGTTTGAATTTGATGATAAAAAATTAGGTTATACAGCTATCGTATATGTGATGGAATCCACTAATAGTGTGATTGTCCATTTTGATGGTTTTAACAATTTAAAGGAATGTAATAACTTTTCTCATCAGATCATGGATGATCTTGGTATTGAAACTTTGTTCAGCAGTCAAAATCAGACTTTACATTAATTTTTTTAAAAAATGCCGAATATAGTTATACCTTATAAGCCTAGAGCTTTGCAGAAAGTATTACATAAGGAAATAGATAAACATAGGTTTAGTGTGATTGTACTCCACAGGAGAGCTGGGAAAACAGTCATGGCCATAAACCATATGTTAAAAGCAAGTTTAACTAACAAGCTACCTAACCCTAGATATGCCTTTATAAGCCCATACAGGCTACAAGGAAAGGCAACAGCATGGGATTACATTAAACAGTATGCTGGAAAAATACCTGGCACTAAATTTAATGAGAGTGAGCTTAGATGCGATTTACCAAATGGTGCTAGAATAACTATCTTAGGTGCTGAGAACGATCAGGCCATAAGAGGTATTAGTTTAGATGGATGTGTATTTGATGAAACACAATCTATTAAGCCTACCATATTTCCAGAGGTCATAAGACCAGCTTTGGCAGACCGAAAAGGTTGGTGCATTTTTATAGGTACACCAAAAGGTAGAAATAACTTTTTTCAGCTTTATGAACAGGCTGTTAGAAATAAAGGTTGGTATGCTTGTACTTACAAGGCAAGTGAAACAGGAATTTTAGATGATGAGGAATTACAGGCTGCTAAAGATGTAATGTCCAAAGATTTATACGAACAAGAATTTGAATGTTCGTTTCAAGCTGCAATAACAGGATCTTATTATGGAACTATCATAGAAGATTTGGTTAAAGAAAAAAGAATGGAGTCTAATCTATTTGATGAAGATTTAGATGTAGAAACCTGGTGGGATCTTGGCATGAATGACCAGACAGCTATTTGGTTTGTGCAAAAGCATAAAGATGAGATTAGGTTAATTGATTACTATGAGAATAGTGGGTTTGGACTTGACCATTATGCTGATGTTTTAAAAAATAAAGGTTACGAATATAACAATCATATTTTACCACATGACGCAAAAGTGAGGGAGCTTGGCAATTATGGTAAAACAAGAATAGATAGTCTTTTAGAGTTTGGCATAGTTGGTGAAATAGCTCCTAAGATTAGTATTGAAGATGGCATAGAAGCTGTCAGAAAAAATTTAATAAATTGTTGGTTTGACCAGGACAAGTGTGCAACTGGCATAGAATATTTAAAAGCCTATTCAAAAAAATGGGATGATAAGGCTCAAGTTTTTAAATCTAAACCGATGCACTCTTACGCAAGTCATTGTGCTGATGCTTTTAGAACTGGAATAGTTGGGCAAGGAATAGAACTTTCAAATTGGAAAAAAGAAGTTCCTATTAACACAAATTATATAGTTTAAAATTACATGGCAAAAAAGGTTACAGAAACAGAATTAAAATACATAGTTTCATCTGAGATAAATAACTCAATTGGATTTATGGGTGGTGCATTATCAGATTCCAGAAAAAAATCCCTAGAATATTACATGGGGGAGCAACTTGGTACTGAGATAGAGGGTAGATCACAAGTGGTTAGTACAGATGTATCTGACACAATTGAAACTATCTTGCCAAACCTATTAAGAGTTTTTACATCATCCGATCAAGTAGTTAGATGTGAGCCAGTTAAAGCAGAAGATGTTCTATTAGCAGATCAAGTTACAAATTATATTAACTATATTTTTAACAAAGATAATAATGGATTTTCAATTTTATATACCTGGTTTAAAGATGCTCTTTTAGAAAAAAATGGAATTGTAAAAGTTTATTGGGATGATGCTCAAAAAATTGAACAAGAAACATACGAAAATTTAAACGACCAAGAATACGAATTATTAATTTATGATGAAGATGTTGAGGTTGTTCAAGAGGAGTCTTTTATAGATACAAAGATGAAAGATGCTATGGATGTTATGGCAGCAGAAGCTATAGCACAAGGTATGGAAGTTGAAGAAGAAAAAACACCCATGCTGCACAATTGTATTATCAAAAGAACTAGAAATGCTGGTAAAGTAAAAATAGAAAATATACCACCAGAAGAATTTTTAATTGAAAGATCAGCAAAGAGTATTGAAGATGCAAACTTTGTAGCTCACAGAGTTATGAAAACTAGATCCGATCTTATAGAGATGGGATATGACCAAGATATTATAGATGATCTACCAACGACTAATGGTATTTTATTAGACGATGAAAGATTACAAAGAGTTTCTGATATTGATGAAAGTCCATTTGATGATGCTCCTGATGATAGCACTCAAGAAATAGAAGTTTATGAGTGTTATGTAAAAGTAGATATGGATGGCGATGGTGTTGCCGAACTTAGAAAAATAATTTGTGCTGGAACTGGTTTTGTTATTTTAGATAATTTCCCATGCGATTTTATTCCTTTCTGTTCTCTAACTCCAATTCCGATGCCACACAGATTTTATGGTAGATCAGTTTCTGAGTTAGTAGAAGATGTTCAGTTAGTTAAATCTACAGTTATGCGTCAGTTGTTAGATAATATGTATTTAACAAATAATAACAGAGTGGCCATAATGGATGGTATGGTTAATCTGGATGACCTACTTACATCAAGACCAGGTGGTGTTGTTAGAACTAAACAACCACCAAGCCAAGTAATGATGCCGATGCAATCTCAAACGATTTCGCAACAAGCATTTCCATTATTAGAATACTTAGACACAGTAAGAGAATCTAGAACTGGTGTTACAAGATACAATCAAGGTATGGATGCAGATGCTTTAAATAAAACTGCAACTGGTGTTAATGCTTTGATGAGCCAATCTCAAATGAGAATGGAATTGATCGCTAGAGTGTTTGCTGAAACTGGTGTTAAAGATTTATTTAAAAGAATATTTGAACTTACTTGCAAGTATCAAGATAAGGAAAGAGTTGTAGAATTAAATAATCAATTCATTCCAGTTAAACCTACTGAGTGGAGAAACAGATATAATATTTCTATAACAGTTGGTTTGGGTACAGGCAGCTCAGAACAACAAATAGGTATGTTGAATAATATCTTAGAAAGACAGTTACAAGCATTTCAATTACAGGGTGGTCAAGAATATCCAATGGTCAGCCTTAAAAATATTTATAATAGTTTATCTAAAATTATTGAAAATGCTGGTCTTAAAAATGTTGAAAATTACTTTATCAATCCAGATCAAGGTAAAGGTATGGTTCAGCCGAAAGCTCCACCACCACCTACACCAATTGAGAAAATAGAATTTGCTAGAATAGCAAGTGAAGAAAAACGAAAACTGGCTAGTTTAGAATTACAACTAAAAGAAATTAAAGGCAGTAATGCTAAGATGCTTTTAGAAAACGAAATTAAAATGAAAGAACTTGAGCTTAAATATAATGCTCAAATAGATTCAGCTCAAATTAAGGCAGAAGCAGATTTAAATAAAATGCTAGTTGCTGAGAGTACAAAAGATTTTAGGGATGCACAACAATCACAACAAAACTTAGAACAACAGATTGAGTCATTAAATGAACGACCAGGAACAGGCAAAGCTCCAACAGGAAGTAAACCAGTCCAACAAGGCTAAAGATTTATTTGATAATCCTTTAGTAAAAGAATCTTTTGATAAACTTAAAAATTTATATTCAACAAGTTTATTAAATACTGGTGCTAACGAAACAGACACTAGAGAAAAACTTTGGTTAGCCTACAATATAGTTGGTAAAGTTGAGCAGCACTTACAAGAAATTTTAGACACAGGAAAACTAGCTTCTAAACAATTAGAAGATTTTAGAACCCAAATAAAAAACCAAAAATTCTAACAAAAAAAGTTGGGATAAGCTAACCTCATAAGAGGAGCTTAACTATAAAGGAAAAATATGTCAGACAATCAAGGCAACCCACTACAAGGATCTGAAACTGATTTGCAAAAAGCTCAAAAGGCTGTAAATGGTTTATTAAACACTCCAGAAGAAACAGAAACTGGAGAAACACAACAACAAAATTCTCCTGAACCACAAAATGAGGAATTGGAAACCGATCAACCTCAGGAACAGGAAATAAGCGAAGAAACTGAATCAGAAGAAGAAGAAGTTTCGGAGCAAGATGTATCTCAAGACGAAGAACAAATTGATACTCAAGAGAAACAAGATTCCACCGAAGAAGCACTTCACAAAGTGAAAGTTGCTGGTCAAGAATTTGAAGTTACCCTTGATGAGTTGAGAAATGGTTACTCAAGAGATGCTGATTACAGACGAAAGACAGAAGAACTTTCTAATGAAAGAAAGAACTTTTATTCTCAGTCTGAAAAGCAAAGACAAGACTATTCTCAAAAGCTAAAAGAAGTTAATGAGCTTATGTCTGTTGCCCAAGAGCAACTAAATTCAGAGATTTCATCTGCTGATTTAGAAGCTTTATACGAAGAAGATCCAACACAAGCTGCAAGGATTGAACATAAACTTAGAAAGAAGCAAGAAAAATTAAATTCTGCTTTTCAAAAGGCACAATCTGAACAGAAACAACAATTTGATGGATATTTACAAATGGAAAAAACGAAATTGGTGAATAATATTCCTGATTTTGCCGATCCTGGTAAAGCATCAACTTTAAAAAACAATATGAGAAGTCATTTAGCTAAATATGGGTTTAACGACTCAGAAATAGCTCAAGTATATGACCATCGTATCTTGATGTTGGTAAACGATGCTATGAAATTTGGAAATTTACAAAAAGCAAAACCAAATATTGCTAAAAAGATTTCTAAACCAAGCAGAGTCTTTAAGTCAGGCATTAAAAAAGACAAAAGCGATTATCAATCCAAAGCTGCTAGAGAAAAGTTTGGTCGTTTAAGAAAAACTGGGAGTCTTAAAGATGCTCAGAATATTTTCTTGGACATGATTAACAACTCAAACAAATAAAGGATATAATAATGGCATTAATTACTAATACTGTTACTAAATATGCTGTAAATGGTCAGAGAGAAGATTTATCTGACATTATCTACAACATATCTCCAACTGACACTCCATTTATGAGTTCAATTGGTAAATCAAAAGCAACTGCTGTCAACCATGAATGGCAAATAGATGCGTTAGCTGCTCCAGCTGCCGACAACTACCATTTAGAGGGTGATGAAATTTCTTTTGATGCACAAACTGCAACTACTAGAATTGGAAACAAAACACAGATTTCAAGAAAAGCTGTGATCGTTTCTGGTACTATGGAATCAGTTGATCTTGCTGGAAGAAATAACGAACTAGCATACTTAATCTCTAAAGCTTCTAAAGAGCTTAAAAGAGATATGGAAACTACTCTTACTGCAAACCAAGCTCCAGTTGATTCAGGTGCTGGTGCTGCAAGAAGAATGGCTTCACTAGAGTCTTGGATTAAAACTAATACAGACAAAGGTGGTGGAGCTGGTGCTGATCCAACTGGATCTGGTACTCATGCTAGAACTGATGGAACACAAAGAGCTTTTACTGAGTCTCAACTTAAATCTATGATTAGAAAAGTTTGGACTGAGGGTGGCGATCCATCAATGGTTATGGTTGGTGCTTTCAATAAGCAAAAACTATCTGGTTTTACTGGTGGTGCAACAAGAATGGATGATGCAGAAAACAAAAGATTAGTTTCTGCAATTGATGTTTACGAAAGTGATTTCGGTGCATTACAAGTTGTAGCGAACAGATTTTCAAGAAGTAGATCAGCTTATGTTCTATCTCCTGATATGTGGTCTGCTGCATACCTAAGAGATTTCCAAATGGTTGATCTAGCGAAAACTGGTGATGCTGACAAGAAAGCTCTATTAGTAGAATACACTTTATGCTCTAAGAATGAAAAAGCATCAGGTGGTATATTTGATTTAACTACATCATAATAAAACTTTTTGTGAGGGGGTTTTTTACTCCCTCACAATATTCATTAACATTTTGTTTGGTCTTTGAAGATTTAATTCGGAACGAAGCAATACAAAAAAGGAAAATACAATGCGAACACTTAACGATTATTTTATTACTTCACATATACCTAATGTATCATCAGCATCATCAACTTTTGTTTGTGTGCCTGATGGTGGAAGAATAATTAAAATTATTACTCATAACAAAGCAACCACAACAGGAACAGCAGCTATCTCTTTTGAAATAGGTGGTGTTGCAGTAACTGATGGTGGTTTTGACCATGTAGCAACTAGCTCTGCTGGAAAAGTTACAACTACAGAACCTACTGCTGCTAACAGAGTAGAAGAAGATGGAACTATTGAATGTATTACAGATGGTGGTTCAACTAATTCTTCTAAAATGGAAATAACTTTTGTTATCAGAAGATAATTACAAATTTTGTGGGGGACTCTGTCTAGCGATACTTCTCCCACAAATACCAATTAATAAAAGGACATAAATTATGCCAATGGTAGGAAAAAAGAAATTTGCTTATACAAAAAAAGGAAAAATGGCAGCAAAAAAAGCTGCTAAGAAAATGGGCAAAAAAGTAAAAATGAGAAAATACTAATGAAAGGTAAAATGAAAGGCAAAGCTGTTTTAACAGCTAAACAAAAAACTTTACCTAAAAAACTTAAATTGAAGATTATTAAATCTAAAATAAAGAAAAGAAAATAAAGGAAAATAATAATGGCTTATAATTATGCTTTAAGACCAGGAACAAGTCAAAAAATCAATACTAACAACTCATCAACTGCATCTGCTGCATTTGGAGATCAAACTTATTATATTAGAATTGTTGGTTCAGCTAATTTTCATTTTGTACTAGGTGCTGCACCTACTGCAAGTGCTACATCAGCTCTTTTACCAGCTGGTGAAGTTGAGATTTTAAAAGTGTCGCCTGGCGAAAAGATTGCTGTGTTTCATGGATCATCTACAGATGTTTATGTAACTGAAATGGGTGCGTAGTGGCCAAACAAAAGTTTGTTCATTTTTTACCAAGAGATAAACCACCAAAAAGAAAAGGTGTTCATAAAAAATCTCAAAACAAATCAGAAAAAAGACAAAGAAATCAAAATCGTTATTTAGGACAAGGTCGTATATGAGAAAAATTGGACAAGAATCTGATGGTATTAAAAGTAATACTTATTACGATAATGACAAAGATGGTGTTTTAGTTAAAACATCAACTGACATAGCTCCAGTTATTAAAACTAACAAAGAGCTTTACACTAGAAATGATGGATATTCTCCAGGAAAAGATTTTAAAAGAGTAGCAACTATTCCTACAATAATTTTAGAAATTTGGACAAAAGAATATAACAAAAGTCAAGATGGTAATTGGTTTTCTTTACCTAAAGATGTTCAACACAAAATATTAAGAGAAAAACTAAATAGTTCTGATTATAGATATTTTAGAACTGCACCAGGAAAAATTTAATGGCACTAACAAATTACTCAGAATTAAAAGCATCACTTGCTAATTGGTTAAACAGATCAGATTTAAATACAGAGATAGCTGATGACTTTATTAAATTAGCAGAAGCTGATTTTAACTCTAAATTAAGAGTTAGAGCTATGGTTGCTCAAGCTGATTTAACAATAGATAGTGAAACAGAATCTTTGCCTACAGGATTTTTACAAGTTAGAGATTTTTACCTTTTAAGTGGACAAACTAAAACTCCACTAACATATACAACACCATCACAAATGGATGCAACAGCAACAACATCCACTACTGGCAAACCAACTACATTTACAATTTTAGGAGATACATTTAGATTTTCTCCAGTACCTGATGGAACTTACACAGCTAAAATAAATTACTATAAAAAGTTTGATGCTTTATCAGACACAAATACAACAAATTATATTTTAACATCTCATCCAGCAATTTATTTGTATGGATCTTTATTTCATGCAGCTAATTTTTTAGGTGGAATTAATCCTCAACAAGTTCAAACATGGCAATCTATGTATGCAACAGCTATGGAAAGATTAGAATTAAACGACAGAGAAGATGAATATAATGGAGCTCCTTTACAAGTTAGAGGTGATAGTACAGTAGCTTCTCCATTTATTTCAACTTTATAATAATAGGCAAAAAATTATGCAAATACCTTTTGGTGAATGGTTGCCAGACCAACCAGATCATTTAAATCCTGGTGCAACTGTAGCAACGAATGTGTATCATGCACAAACAAGTTATAAACCAGTTAAAGGTTTAGTTGCTTATAGTGGTGCATCTAATGTAACACAAAATGCTAAAGGTGCTGGTAGTTTTAGAGATAATACAAACACAGTATTTACTTTTGTTGGAACGAAAGACAATATTTATAAATTAACATCTGGTACTTTTGCTAGTGTAAAAGGAAGTTTAACTATATCAGGTGGTGATACAGATTATTTTACATTTACTCAGTTTGGCCAATATGTAGTTGCAAGTAATGGTGTCAATCCTCCCATGTATTATTTAATGGGAACATCATCTAACTTTGCAACATTACAATCTTTAGTTAGTTCAAGTGGTTCAGGTACAGTACCAGCTAAATTTAAAACATCAGGTGTTATAAGAGATTTTTTAGTAACTGGTAATATAGAGGGTGCAAAAAATAGAGTTGCATGGTCAGGAATAAATGACATTTCAACTTGGGAAGCTGGTGTTAGTTCATCAGATACTCAAGACTTGCCTGGCTCTGGTGGTCAGGTTGTGGCCATAACTTCTGGTGAAGTTGGTTATGTTTTTAGAGAAGATCAGATTATAAGAATGGACTTTGTAGGTGGAAATGTTGTTTTTAGATTTTCAGTTATATCGCCTAATAGAGGAGCTGTTTATGGACAAACAGTTTGCCAAGACAACAGACAAGTTTTCTTTTACGCATCAGATGGATTTTTTCAAATCAATGGCGACCAAATTTTGCCGATAGGAGCTGAGAAAGTAAATAGATTTTTTGATGGTGATTTAAACAAAGCATACACAGATAGAATTACAGCAGCAGTAGATCCATTTAATACTTTAGCAATTTGGTTATACCCAAGTAAAGATAATCCAAATACTACTGGAATTTGCGATAAACTACTGATATACAACTATGTAACTCAAAAGTGGTCAGTTGCTAAAGTTAAAGCATCACAAATCTTTAAACAATTCGTAGTAGCAAACACAGTTGAGTTAATGGATATTATTTCTGAGAACTTAGACGATATTAATATTTCACTAGATACAGCATTTTGGACAACAGGACATTTGTATCTTGGTGCAATAGATGAAAATTTTAAAGCAGCAATATTTTCTGGAAAAACTTTAGAAGCTGAACTTGAAACAAAAGAACAAGAATTGTTTCCAGGTCTTAGAGCAAATGTAACTGGTATAAGACCAATTGTAGATGCAAGTGCAAATGTAACTATTAAGACTAGAGATAAATTAGCAGATACTGTTACTACCTCAACATCAAGTTCAATGAATGACACAGGCATTAATCCTGTAAGACAAAGTGGTAGATATTTTAGAGCAAATGTAAAAATACCAGCAGAAAGTATTTGGACTAATGCACAAGGAATTGATTTAACTGCAAGTCAAGGTGGATCAAGATAATGAGTGATAAGATTGATATAGATAACATTAGATATTCAATTGAAACACAAGAGTTTTTTCAAAGACAAGTAGAAGAAGCTGTAAATACATTAATTAATAAAAACAATACTGAAAGCGATAAAGCTTTTAGTTGGTTTATGAATTAGGAGCAACATGACAACAAACATTAAAGATTATTCAACAACACAAGCAAGTAACACTTCATTAAACTCTATTGATGTTAATGAGGGAATGTTACCTAGTAATCTAAACAATGCTATTAGAGCATTAATGAAGAATACTAGAGATTGGTTTAATGATGCACAATGGATTGAGTATGGTGATGGTAGTGGTGCTTTTACTGCTGCTTATGCGTCAGCTACATCTTTCACAATCGCTGGTGCAAATGTAACTTCTGTTTATCATGCTGGAAGAAGAATTAAATTAACAGCTTCAACACCTGGCACAATTTTTGGAACAATCTCAAGCTCATCATTTTCTACAAACACAACAGTCAATGTTACTTGGGATAGTGGAAATTTATCTAGTGAAGCTATTACAAATGTTTATGTAGCAGCACTATCTAAAACGAATGACTCTATACCTACAGGAATTGCTGCAACTAAAATCGCAGATGGAACAATATCCGATACAGAATTTCAATATCTAAATGGTGTATCAAGTGCTATCCAAACTCAATTAGATGATAAACAAGCAACTATTACAGGATCAGCTTCTACTATTGATACTGAAAGTTTAACTGCAAACAGAGCTGTAATATCTAATGGCTCACAAAAAATTGCAGTATCAGATGTAACCGATACTGAATTAGGATATTTAGATGGAGTTACAAGTGCAGTACAAACACAAATAGATTCAAAACAAGCAACATTAACTGGTGGTGCATCAACTATAGCATCATCAAACCTTACAGCTTCAAGAGCATTACAGTCAAATGGTTCAGGTAAAGTTGAAGTTAGTGATGTTACAACAACTGAACTTGGTTATCTTGATGGAGTATCATCTGCAATTCAAACTCAGTTAGATGCAAAACAAGCTAGTGATGCACAATTAACTGATATTGCTGGACTAACACCAACTGATAGTAATTTTATTGTTGGTGATGGATCAAACTTTGTAACAGAGTCTGGTGCTACTGCTAGAACCTCTTTAGGATTAGGTTCAATTGCAACTCAAGCTGCAAACAATGTTTCAATATCTGGTGGAGCTGTAACAGGACTTGGATCACCTAGTAGTAATTCAGATGCTGCAACTAAATCTTATGTAGATCAAGCTGTTGCTGGACTTAGAACTAGAACAATAGCTGAATGTGCTACAACTGCAAATGTTAATTTATCAAATGGTTTAGAAGCTGGTGATACTATTGATGGTGTTACCCTTGTTGCTGGTGATAGAGTTTTAGTTAAAGATCAAAGTACAGCTAGTGAAAATGGATTATACTTAGCAGTATCAAGTGGTGCTGCATCAAGAGATCCTGAGCATGACAGTATTACTGAACTATCTGGTGGAATGGTTGTAGTTAATCAAGGAACTGCAAACGATAATAAAATATTTTTATGTACTACCGATAATACAGGATCGGTTGGCTCAACTTCAATTACTTATACTGTAATTACACCTAGCAACACAGGAACAGTAACCTCTGTTGGAGTAGCTGATAGTGGAGCATCTGAATTTACTGTTGGTAATACACCTATTACATCTAGTGGAAATATCACACTAGCTGTTAATTCTATTGCACACACTAAAATTTCAGGACTAGGAACTGCTGCAACACAAACTGTTGGTACAAGTGCAAACAATGTAGTTCAATTAAATGGATCAGCTCAACTTCCAGCTGTGGATGGAAGTAATTTAACAAACTTACCAGGAGCAAGTGCTGGATTTGCAGTTGCTATGGCAATCGCCCTGTAATTAATAAAAGGAAAAAATAATGGCACAAGATTTTGAAAGAGTTTTAAAAACAAGTATAGGCACATCGGCTACAGAAGTTAGAGCTGCAGCAAATAGTGATGATGCAATTATTGGTATGAGATTTGCTAATAAATCAGCATCAGCAGTTTTAGTTAGTGCTACTGTTAAAAACTCAAGCACAAGTTATTATTTGATAAAAGATGCACCAATACCGACTGGAGGTTCTTTAGAACTTATAGATGGTGGTTCAAAAGTAGTTCTACAATCAGGAGATAGTGTTGAAGCATTATCAGATACAGCAAGTGCTGTGGACTGCATTTTATCAGTAGTAGATTCAATTAGTACATAAGGATTACATAAATGAGTTATATTGGAAACCAACCAGCATTAAGTTACACAAGTTTTGCTAAGCAAGACTTCACTACAAGTGCGACTACTTCATACACACTTGATAATCCTGTAACTAACGAAAATGAGATTGCATTATTTATAAACTTTGTAAGACAAGAACCTACAACTGCATATACTGCTAGTGGTACATCATTAACTTTAACAAGTGCTACATCTGCATCAGATGATATGTACTGTGTGTTTTTAGGTAAAGCTGTTCAAACAGTAAATCCACCAAATGGTTCAGTAGATAGTTCTAAAATTAATTATCCTCTAACAACATTTAGTTCTACAGGAATTGATGACAATGCTACAAGCACAGCTATTACGATTGATAGTAGTGAGAATGTTGGGATTGGTACAAGTAATCCTGCAACAAAATTAGATATTGTATCTGATAGTAGTGCTAGAGGAATACATATAAGAGGAAGAAGTGCAGACAATATTGGTTTAATTGATTTTAATTCAAATGATGGTGCAACAAGATATGTTTCTATTGGTTCTCAATCTGCAAATACTTTTTCTATTGAAACAAATAATGCAGAACGAATGCGTATCGCTAGTGATGGTGTTGTTGGAATTGGTACAACTTCTCCAAGTTCAAGCTATAGACTATCAGTAGTTGCTGGTACTGGTGCAGTAGTAGGAGCATTTATTGAAACAACCTCTACAGATTCTGGACATGAAGCATCTATTATTAAAAGACCAAACTCTGGTGTATTAGTTCAATTTTTAGGTAGTGGTCAAGTTGGAAGTATTACTACAAATGGTTCTACAACAACTTATGGAACTTCATCTGATTATAGATTGAAAGAAAATGTAGTTGATTTAACTAATGCAACTGAAAGACTAAAACAATTACAACCAAAAAGATTTAATTTTATATCTGATGCAGATACAACAGTTGATGGATTTATTGCACATGAGGTATCTTCTGTAGTACCAGAAGCAATACATGGAAATAAAGATGAGATAGATGCTAATGGTAATCCTAAATATCAAAACATTGACCAATCTAAATTAGTACCTTTACTGGTTAAAACAATTCAAGAATTAGAAGCTAGAATAACAGCATTGGAGAACGCATAATGGCAATAACAAAATTAGTAGCAGATAGTTTAGGAGCAAGTGCTGTTCCAAATCAATCAGCATTTAAAAACATCATCATCAATGGAGATATGAGTATTGCACAAAGAGGAACTTCTGTTAGTGGAATTACTGGTACTGATTATTATACAGTAGATAGATATAAATTTAATTGTACTGGTCAAGGAACTTTTACAATGTCACAAGATACTGATGTTCCAACTGGTCAAGGTTTTGCAAAATCTACAAAATTAGATTGTACAACTGCTGATGCTTCTCCTGCTTCTAGTGATTTAATTCTTTTACAACAAAGAGTAGAGGGTCAAAATTTACAGTATCTTAAAAAAGGAACTGCATCTGCTGAAAGTTTAACTTTATCTTTCTGGGTTAAATCAAATAAAACAGGAACTTATGTTTGTGAAATTGATGATGCAGATAAT